TAATATAGTTTCATACTTATTTCTATTCACAATATAAGAAATTAAAATGTAATAAACAATATAGTTTATTAAAACTAAAAAGTCCAGTTCTTTTGCAACAAAAACAACAATAGAATTTCCTAAAAACCCCCAAGTAAAGTTAATAAGGGTTTCACGAATTAATTCGTTTGGTGTGGTGATTGCATCTAAGATGTTAATCTCTTGATTCAGAGTTGATTTTTTGTTCGAGTTGTTCGATGTGGTGTTCGAGATACCAAAGACCTTTTCTGAGGTCTTGGAGTTCTTTATCTTTTCCTTTTTTTCCTGCACGACTTATATATTTTATTGTATTTCCTAAACTAAACCCTAACTCCCAAGCATCAATCACTTTGATGGCTTCGTAAATATTTTCTGATCCCCCATAATGTTGTGGGTGATTTACATGTTCTTTATTTTCCATTCTATTTCCAAAATAATTGTATTATTAAAATTCCTACCGCTAAAATCAAACAAACTATGGTTTTTAATGTTAAGGGTTCTTTAAAAATCAACCAACTTAACCATGTAAAAACAACAGCCCCAATACTAAACCCAATCAACCTTGAAGGCCACATTTGACCATTGTATGCGATTATCATATTCTTCACTGAATACATAAACAACATTGATATTGGAATACCCATCATTACCATTATCCAATAATGATTTTTAATCCATTCATACTTCAAAGGTCCTTGAAGTTGAAAGAATGTTCCAATTTGAGCCAAAAATCCAAAAAATATCCCCACCAATAACGCCCATCCATTAACCATTATTCTTCTTCTCTATATTCTTTTAACAATTCATCATTAGACATAGTTCCATACTTTTCACTAAGACCATTCAAATCAACTTCTTTATTGATCATAGTTTTTGTGTCATAAAGTAGTTGTGTAACATCTAATGATTTAACAATTTCACAAATGATCTTATATGGATCGGCATTTGATCCTGGTCTTCTATCTTCAACATATCCTTTCCATTCTTTTGCGGTGTCCTGTGGAACTCTAATTGACGCTCCACGATCAGATACACCCCAACTGAACTTATCAATCGCCTGAGTCTCGTATTGTCCTGTTAATCTCAAATGATTATTTGATCCGTATGCTTTGATATGATCCTCATGTCTTGATTCAAATGCGTTGAATAATGCCATGAAGTATTCTTCGTTTCCATCAAATCTCATCATGTCTGTTGAAAAGTTTGTATGAAGACCTGATCCGTTCCATTCTCCGTGTGTGATTGGTTTTGGGTGAAGGTCAATATGATAACCATATTTTTCTGCGATCTTGAATAGAAAATATCTTGTCATCCAAAGATCGTCTCCACCTTTTAATTTTCCTTGTGATAATACTTGATATTCCCACTGACCTAAAGCAACCTCAGCGTTGATTCCTGTGATGTTAATACCATAGTTCAAACACATATTTAAATGTTCATCAACAAACTCACGACCAACAACATTATGTCCCACACCACAATAATATTCACCTTGACCTTTTAGAATATTTCTTTTGTGACCCAAGATGTTTCCATTAACTTCTTCTCGAATGAAATACTCCTGTTCAAAACCAAACCAAAGATCTTCAAATCCTTCACCAATACTAGATCTTTTATTTGATTCGTGTGGTGTTCCATCTGGGTTTAATACCTCACATAAGACGTAGATTGTTGATTGCATGTCTTTGACATAATGTCTAACAGGTTTCAACAAACGATCTGAATTTCCGGTATTTGCTTGTGATGTGGATGAACCATCGAAGTTCCATATTGGAAAGTTTCCGTCAAGAAATGCTGTGGAAACGGAATCATAATCAACAATTTTAACTTTGCTTCTTAAATTTGGTTCTGGTTTGTATCCATCTAGCCACACATATTCTAGTTTCAGTTTCATAACAATTTAATTAAATTTTCTTTTATAAAGTTTTTGATTGTGAAATAAATCCTGATATTCTTCTTTTAAACATTGGAAGTAAAGTTTCTTCTATTGGGAACTCACCTGAACATATCATTTGAAAGATTGGTGCGGATCTTCTCTCTTCAACCGTGAATGTTGAAAAGTTATTTATTATTTTTGAAATAGTCAAATCATTTACTTGGTCAGAATAAACCAAATTTACGTTTGTCATTTGTTGGGGATTAGATTTTGTTTGTTTTTTTATCGTGTATTCCCAAACATAATGTTTTTTTGAATTGTCGATAAAGTAAAAGTATCCTTTGGGATTTACAACATTTTTCTTGTTTCGTCTAATTTTCATATCCAATGAATCGAAAACAATTGTCCATACAGATTTTGCAATATTGAAGTATTCCATAATTCTTGGTGCCGAATAACTTAAAATGGAAATGAATTCTTTTTGTTCTTCTTCTGTTAATTTTGGAATTTCTTTAACTTTGAGGTCTTTAACTAATAATTCATCATCAATATTGTTTAGTTTTTTATCGGTATAAACAATTTTTTGATCTCTCATTAAAGCCTGAACATTCATTAAATGTAATGACAACTCAATGAATCCTGGGTATAACTCCAACTTGTCGAGTTTTTCTCCCATCTTTTGAAAATAAGAAAGTAATTTGTATTCTTTATATTCTCGATCGATTGGTTTTTCAAACATCCAATCGGTATTTAATAAAAATTCTATTTTTTTTCTTCTTGCCATCTCTGTGTTAAAAAGTAATACAAAAAGATGAACAAATAAAGTCCTAACTCGTTCTCATTACAAAATACCAATCACCATTTACCTGTGTTTCAAACATTTCTCCGTCATATGAATTTAATAAAGCTCCATATCCATCACTATTTACGACAATATCCGTAACCTCATCTAAATCAACAAAATCCATTATGAAATTTTTTTCATAACCAAAGTGTGTAATAAAATCATCAATATCATCGACATATTCGCTAACTCTATCATTGATTTCATTCTCTATGGAACTTTCATCATAACCACCTTGTGGATCTTCTTTAATATCTTCTATTGTCTCTTCTAAACCTTCAATTTTTCCTTCAATTTTTTCGTATTCTTCGTCAGACAATTCCTCTTTTTCTAATCTATTATTTAGATTTTTTATAGTTTTTGTTAATTGATTAACTTGATGTTGTTGATTTGTAGATAATTCAAGTCTTATATCGTAGTTTTCAGGATCATCTCTAACTATATCTTCAAAAAAATCTTCTAACCAACTTTGCCATTGTCCTTTATCGATTGCTTGATCCCATACCCAACTTGTAAATGCCTCATAACCCATGTCATCAACCGAATTTTCAACATATCTTTTAGCGGCAACATCTAACTCATCTTGAGTATAAACATCATATGTGTCTGGTTGTAAAGTATCACCACCTAACCATTCGTATTGTTTCCCAATACCGTGAGTTCCAGTACCATTTGGATAAATAAAATATTTATCTTCTTCTATTTCATTTCCTTCTTCATCTTCGTATAAAGTAGGAATACCTTCTTCAACTAAGAATTCATATAACGCTTCAGTTCTTTCAGATTCATCATCATTATTTTTAATATTCCATTCATCATCTTCTCTATAACCTTCAAGTTGTGAAATTTTATAATCTCTTTGTTTTTTTAGTTTGATTTTATGCATTGTAGATCCCCAATCACTAACGTATCGATCAACAGTAACACCATCAAGATGTGGAACGTTGGTTCCAGAAATGTCTAATCTTCCCATAACTCTTACAATACCTGTAAGTGGTCCAACAGTTTTAAATTTTCTAAGATCTAAACCACCATTAATAACAATACCCTTACCACGATAAGGTTTGAGATTTGCAACTCTTGCTGCAATACCTCCAACATCTTCTAATGTTTCCAAATATTGATCGGGAGTTAGTGTTACAAGATTATCGTCTTGTTCTAATAAGAAATTTTTAATGAAGTCTCTCATACTTGATAAATATAACAAAATAAAAATAATTGATTTTTATTTTTTTTGAATTAAAGTTGTTTGTAGTGATATTTATAAACAAATAAACCATTAAAAATATTAAACATGGGTTGTGGATGCAAAAATAAAGGAAACCAAGCGCAACAAGGGCAACAGACTCAACAAGGTCAACAAACTCAACAAGCTCAACAAAGTGCAAGTGCCGCTCAAAATAGAACTAATGTTCAAGAGTCGGTAAAAAAAGTAATTAGCAAATACTACAGAAGATAATATTTGCGTATCATCGAAAATAAGGTGTTCTATTTGGG